TACCTATACTATCCTTACCTATACTGTGGTAACCATTGGTTGCCAGTTGGTTGCCAGTTGGTTGCCAAGTGGTTACCAATTCATATTCTTTTCTATCATTGATAATTAATTGCTTGCGTTCATTTTCTAATTGTGGATTAGGATTATACCTATCTTTCCGCAAGCTATTGTGCATTCGCCAATGTTTTATAACAATCACACCACTATCAAATGGAATGGTGTATCCTTTGGCTTGTAATACTCTCATATCATCATCTTTAGCACCTATCACACGCATAATAGATTTAGGTGCATTGATAAATCCATCATCATCTGCATCTAGCAAAAGATGAAAATATAGCAGTTGGCTACTCATTGGCATTTCAAGAAATTGATCTGACTTTATAATGCTTTTAGCCATCATTCTTCGTTCGGCCATAAGCTAGTCCTCACTATCTGGAGTTTCCCATTTAATATTGCTACCACGGAACACAAGCAAGCCAGCTGGTGTTTGATTTTCTTCAATGGCACTATCTAGCATTTTTGACAATGTATGCAACAATTGAAGTTCATTTTTCGCATCGTTGTATTCTTTTTCGTTTTCCCATTTTTTGTAATACTCTATTTGACTATCACACCACGCTTTAATAACTTTGAGTTCTTTCATATTCTTTAGTCCTCTTTTCTACTTCCTTCAATAGGTTTCTTCTTATCTCTTTTGCAAACACACCATGTGCTTGATAATGGCAATCTGTACATAGGCAAGCTAGATTACTTAAATTACTTAATCCACCTTGTGATCTAAATACTATGTGATGGCATTGTAATCCACAACTACTTCCGCATATAACGCAACACCCATTATCTCTTTCAAATGCTTGTTTTCTTGTTATAGCGTATAATTTGTTATCCCTTTTCTTTCTGTTGTTCACTATCCCACCCCTCTATGAGTGATTGAATGTATTCGCTAGGTTCTAGCTTGATACCTAGCTGATTGCACTCATCAACTAGGCAATCAATCAATCTAGCCATTTCTTTTGTGTTGTATACCGATGAGCCGTGGTAGCACATGATATTGTGATAACCCTTTAGGTTTTGGCACTCACCTATATCTTCCGCAAGCCAGCCCAATCCGTGGCCTTGCCATATTTGTATATAGCGTTCGACCGCATCTTCTCTTACTGGCACATATGAGAAATGTCCACAATCTTTTATTGCCTTTCGGTATACATCCTCTTTTGATGTGTATCCGTTATTACTCAACTCATCAGCTATGCGTTGGCACAAAACCCACGCATAACTATTAGAGTTTAGACTACGGCTTTTAGATTTTCTTTTAATTTCTACTGTGTATTCTTTGTCAGCAGTAATCTTTGATAAGTCATTGTCATGTGGTGCTGGTATGACTACCATTACACCTAGTGGACTTCTTAATAATTCAATGTTATTCGTTGTCCATTTCATAGAGTTGTTAGCCACGCTTTAAACTGTTGCAGCTCTTGCAAATCTAAAAATTCAGTTGACGATTTATTAAATGTTGTTTTCATATAAGAAATAGCATTTTCTTTTGTTACATTTTTGATTTTTGCTAATTCAGAAATTTCGTGTTTAATACCCTTGGTTAATTCAGTTTCGTTATTGCTTTGTGCATCATCATCTTCATCCCAAGCCACACCTAAAATAGAGGATAAGGAATATCTTCGTGCATACGTTACAACACTACCAACACCTTGAGGGTCTTTTTTCATCAATGGTAGCGTGAAAGGGTCACTTTCCAGCCATTCACCGCTTTCATGTAATAACATGGTGGTTACAGATACTACATCAGCACCTGTAAAAGGTACTTGCAAAAAAGATAATCCATTACTTGCTAATACAGGTCTAACAGCCTGTAGTAAACTATCTAGCGTTACATATTTTGATTTTAGAAATGCATTTTCTTTTGTTCTGTTTGGGTCAGATACTTCTGATTGGAATTTCGCTAATGCTTTTGCTATTTCTGTTATAGTTTCACTTCTATTCATTAAATTTCGCTCCATTCAACACCTAATCGAATTAATGTATCGGTAATTACTTTACGTTGTCTTGAATTAATATTCTTTACAACATAAGTTACTGTTTTTACTTCCTCTTTGATTTCCTCTGATACTTGTGGTTGTTCTGTGAATATTGGCTCAGTTTGTTGAGGTTCTTTCGCTTTCATTTCAATTTCAAGTCGCTTTTCAAATTCATTGGAAAGTACATCATCCAATTCACCGAACGGAATATTATCAACACGATGTTTAATTTCTTCGTATTGGATAGGTGTATCTAGTGCATAGTTTTGATTAAATAAATCGATTTTCATCTTAATCATTTCTACTTTTTCAGCCTGCATACGCTTTAGATCATCATCGTTTTGTTGCTGTTCTAAAACGTTTTTAACCATTTCATCAATAGCTAGTGCAACATCTGACATTTTGGCGGTTTTGTTTTCCCACCATTTGTGATTAGGTACAATTCTTATTTTGTATTCGTCTCTAATCCCCAATGCTTGTACCTTGTCATTCATCATGGCGATTACTGTGTCTCTACGTTTCAACATTTCTTGTTGCTCAAATTCATTGATTTGATTTGCGATAGGGTTTTCAACCCTGCTTACAACTGCAAGTACTTGTTCTAGTTCTGCAGTGAATGTATTATACGGAATTTTTAATTCACGTTTTTTATCAGTACCAAATCGTGTTAGTTTAGTGCGAATAGAAACAATCTCTTTTAATACAGATTTCATTTCTTTTAGGTTATCTTCCGTAACAACTAACCCATTATATTTTTCTAGTTTCTCTTCAAGGTACTTCGCAAGTTCTGCGTTATTCCATGTCATAGTTAAATTACTATCAATCACTTGTGGTTCAATTGCTGGTTGTACGATTACATCAACTGTTTCCATATATTTTGTTTCTCCTTATACTCTGTGTTAAAATACAAGTAGAGATATTTCACATACTCTCTACTTGCACGCTTATGGCTTTGGTCGGTCTAGCGTGCTTTTTTTATTTCCCTCATCCAGAAATTTGAAAGGATGAGTAGGGTTAACCCCAATGATATTTGTAAGAATGCTGTATAGGGATCAATTCTATCGATTTCTACAGAACCTACTGTTCCTATTATCATTAGGAACGCTATTGTTCTTACCATCCAAATCAGTTTCATAATTCATTACCTACAATCACTAGCATTTGGCTGGTGATTTTTTTAATTTCACTTTTCAAACGATTGTTTTCTTTTTCCAATCGTTCCACTTCGTTTTTTAACTTTCTGTAACCAATAGCCGAGTATTCACTTTCAATCCCTGCTAGTGCTTCAACCTCTTTTTTACTAAACCTTACACCGCTTACATTCGGTAGTTGTTTTAGCTTGCCTTTATTTCTTAGGTCATATACTGCAGTTAGTGAAATTTGAAATAGTTCCGCTACTTGGTTAGCCGTGTATACTAGGCTCTCCATCGCTTTTCATTCCTTGCGTGTAAATCAGCAGTTCTAGCTAGCTTTACCCAAGATAGAATGACTTTCTTATTCCATCTTGATTGATTACGTTTAGGCCATTTAGCCTTGATGAGTTTTCGCCAGTATTCTGCGTACTCATCATTTCGGCCTGCATAACCAAATGTAGGTAATTTTCGTCCGTACATTCGATTTGCTACTCTTAAATCTTTTTGATTTTGTACTAGCATTTTACCCTTTCCTACACTCTAAGTGTAATTACTTGGCAAAAAAAATTGACTGCACTGATTTCCCAAATACTTTTGCCAATCTAATTTTTACTTCATCACGTGGAATACGCTTCCCTGCTTCATACATGGCAATCGATGTAGGTGCTACACCAACTTTAATTGCTAGTTCATTTTGTGTTAAATTTTTTGAATTTCTTAATTCTACTAATCGTGTAGCGATAATATCTGTATTCAATATTTCATCACCTCTCTTCTTGCTACACTAATAGTGTAGTACATAATCAAAAATATGTCAACACTTAAAGTGTAGTTTTTATTGAAATTTTCTTCACTTTGTGTGATAATAAAAACATAGAAGTATATATTTATATAAGGCGGTGTAAAAAATGACATTTGCTAAAAGGTTGATGGAATTAAGAAAATCCAAAGGAATATCTCAAAAAGAATTGGCAAGCTATATAGATGTATCACCTAGTCTAGTAGGTATGTATGAGCAAGGTAGAAGAAAACCTAGTTTTGAAATATTAGAAGCCATAGCTGATTATTTTAATATAAATATTGATACGCTATATGGAAAAGATGAAATTGAAGAACCATATTATTTAGATCCATCTGTGTCAGAATACGCACAAGCGATTAAAGATAATCCAGATTTACGCATATTATTTGATGCTAGTAAAGATATGTCAAAAGATGATATAGATTTTGTTCTTAATACAATTGAAATGTTAAAAAAGAGAGAGGGCAAATAACTATGAATAAGTTGATAATTTTAATTTGCATGATACTTATTCCGTTACATATCAATGCAATTTCTATAAACGAAATCCGTAACAATCCAAGTCAATTCAAATTAGTATACTCGGACGAAACACGTGAAGCATACGTAGATAATTCAGCAATTTCTGTAACAAGATATAATCCGCCTTATTACGCTATTAACGCTACTATATATTCAGTGTGGTATGACCGAAACATTATTGTAGAAACAAATCAAACCTCTTTTTACAATTACGAAAGAAGTATAGAAAAACTGTCCCATAAATATAAGGATGTAGATGAGATAGTTAAAGAGGTATCGAATGATACTGGAGTAAGATGGAAAGCTAATACATTTGTTTTTTATGACTTTAATGGTAATATGCTTAGTTCCAAACCATTATCACATCAATTTGATAATTCCATCGCAGGTAAAGCGATACTTTTTTCTCCCTCATATCAAGTAGCAATGTATATATTCTATAAATCTTATCATATGTATTTTAATTACCCACGATAAAACCAATTATAAAAAGGAATTTACTATGAATAAAAAAGGATATGCACTATTAATCATTCTAATTTTAGTTGTTATAGGTCAAGCAGCTTATACCTATAATCTAACAATGAAAATAGATAGACTATCACATACTGTTGCTAATTTAGATGCTGATAGTACAATCAATAATTTAGATAACAGGATTAAAACA